GACCGAGATGTCGATTGTTGTCAAAGCCCCTGATCCGGAACCGGAAGATGAAGGTGAATGAGTTGCTATATAGACTTATCACGTATTCGGGAGGTAATTAACCCCGTTTATTATAAACTCCTGTGGTGCTACAAGCGCTTTCAGGTGTATTATGGCGGAGCAGGAAGCGGAAAGAGCGTATTTGTAGCGCAGAAGGTTCTATTCCGCATAATGACAGAGAGCAAATGCAGGGTGCTTGTTCTCAGGAAGATAGGTAAGACGACACGGTATTCAACGTGGGACTCCATTCTTGATCTTATATCAGAGTGGAATCTTGAAAAGTTCTTTGAAATCCATAAATCAGAATACCGAATAACGTATATCGGTAACGGCAATGATATAATCTTCTCAGGTCTTGATGATAGGGAAAAGATAAAATCAATCCGCCGTGTGACGATAACATGGCTCGAAGAGGCAACCGAGTTTTCTCCTGAAGACCTCAAACAGCTTAACCTTAGACTCAGGGAAAGAGGCGTCCGCTCAGAGATATATCTGTCGTTCAATCCGATAGACGAAGACCACTGGTTAAAAGCATACTTCTTTGACCGTATCGATCCTGATTACAGAATAGTCCACTCGACATACTTGGACAATCAGTATCTCACAGAAGACTATATCAAAGAGCTGAACAAGCTCAAAGAGATTGATCCGGTTTACTATGAGATATACGCACTTGGGAAATGGGGTCATATACGCGGTGCGAGGGTATTCCCTCATAACATTGTTATTCACGAATTCCCGTATGATGAGCACAGCCTTGAGAACGTGCGCCACGGCTTAGACTTCGGATTCAATCATGCGACAGCATTGATGAGTTCCGGCTTTAAAGATGGAGAATTATATCTCTTTGATGAGTTTTGGAAGAAGGGAAGGACGAATACTCAGCTTATAAGCGACATAATATCGTCAGGATGGGATTTAAGCAGACACATTAGATGTGATTCTGCAGAACCGGACAGATACTATGAATTCAGAGACGCAGGGTTTAATATCAGTCAGGCAGAAAAGGGGGCAGGGTCTCTCAAAGCCGGAATCGATTATCTGCGAGGAAGAAAGATTCATATTCATGCGACAAAGTGCCCGAATGCTGCAAGAGAGTTTCCGGCATTCAGGTACAGAGAAGGGAAGGATGGTACGCTATATGAAGAACCAGTCGAGATCAATGACGATACAATAGCGGCGGTAAGGTACGCGGTAGAAGATTTATGGATGAACAACGCACCGACAGTATGGAATCCGATTGGATTAAGAATGTAGGAGGAAGGATGAAAATAGGTCAGATAAACGAGAAAACAATCGCAACCGCGCTCAGTCTCACAGAAGGGAAAAGAAAAAAAGCCGGACAAATGATAGAAAGATACGATCAGGAGAAACTGCCGATTCATGAACGAAAGTATATGATAGACAAGGTTGAACAGGAGGGGCTTATCAAGCGTCTTTTATCCGTGGATATTTTCTCAGAGATAGTGGATATATCGACCGGTTACCTTGTAGGAATTCCAGTTGCGATAAATCTGAATAAAGACAGGTACAAGAGAGAGCAGTCCCTTTTTTCGATACTGAAAGAAAAGGTATTGCCCGGGTCGCCGGAGAAGAAGCTTGAAGAAGACTCTTATCGTTTACAGCGATATGGAATAATAAACGATATTGACCTTCAGAATGCAGAGGTCGAGAAATTCTGTTCTATCGCTGGTTACTGCGGACGCTTAAACTATGTCTCAGGAACAGAGATAATGAGCAAAACAATCAAGCCCTCAGAGTGTTCTTTCTTCGATGATGCAGCACTTTATCTTTATAGCGTAGACGAGATAACCGAAAATACCGTCAAACAGGTATCGTATTGTAGAGCCTACGATGCAGTGAATCTATACGAATTTAAGAATGACGGCGGTTGGAAGCTTGTTAATACTGTCGTTCATGAATTTGGCGGAATACCTTTAATCGAATGTCAGAATAATGAAAGAGGCAATTCGGACGCATACAATGTCATTGATTTACTCGATCAAATAGACCGTATAGTATCAGATTGGGCTTCGGAGACAGAACAGGGCAGGCTTGCTGGACTCTTAGCAATGGGGAAGGGAAAACCGATAGATAATTTTATATCTGAATTCAAAAAGAATGGCGGAGCGTATCTTCCAGATGGCTCAGATATGAAATATCTCATAAAACAAATTCCTTTTGAGCAAATACTTGCTTTGCTGAAATATCTCAGAGAAGAAGCTTTTTATACTTCCAAGACTCCGAACATGAGAGACGAATCATTCGGCGGTAACCTGTCAGGAGTTGCACTCGAATACAAGTTTCGCCCATTCGAGTTTAAGTGTGTAACGAAAGAGAGATATTTCACAGCGTTTCTAAGAGAGCATTACCGCCTTGTGTGCGGAATCATGCAGAAGTTCGGAAAGGGAGATATCGCATATAGCGCGATAGATTTCACTTTCACACGGAACTATCCGAAGAACCTGTTTGAAGAAGCTCAGACTCAAAGCCTTCTTGACGGTAAAGTTCCTGTTAAAGACCGCCTCAAGCTCTGCTCTTTCATTTCCGATCCGGACAAAGCTGCAAAAGAGCTCGAAGCTGAACAGGGAGAGTCCTTATATAATGGATCCTTCAGCAAAACAAAGACCGAAGGGAAAAAAGACCCAAACGAAGACATAGAGGAAGAAGAGAGTGGATATAAAAAGTCTGCTTGATACATATTACTGGCTCACAAAGGACGAATTAAGAGCACTATGTCTTTCGGCTCTTGATGACTGCGAGAAAAAGCTCCGCAAGTACGAAATGAAATATGGTGCAAGCGGACTTTCTCTCTCTCAGTCATATCAAGCAGGAAGACTACGTGCTCTTGAGGACGAAATAAACGGAATACTCACTGATTTGTCAGGAAATATGTACGATACTCTAAAGATTCAATCAATCAATGCGTATCAGACGGGAGTTGTTTTTAATAATTATCTTATAGATAACTCAGTTCCTTTTTCCGTTCCGTTCTCGGGAGTAAACAAGCATTTGATGATGGAGTCTGTCAGCAAAGAGATTGCAGGATTGACTCTTAAAGACAGAGTAACGCCCGAAAGACTCAATCTATTATTCAAGGAAAGGGAAGCGGTCGCCAAAGGAGCGATGCTTGGATGGGGAGAGAAGAAGACAGCTCTTCAGATACAAACCGAGAACTTAAGAGAGGGCATAGATAAGTCATATAAGCAATGTTTGAACATTGCCCGAACAGAATTAACTCGAAACTGTACTGCCGGATATATCCAGAATCAAGCAGAACTGCGATCCGAATACAGTCTTGATATACGCTCCAAATGGCTCGCTGCAAACGGAGAAAGAACGCGAGAAGCTCATTTATATCTCAGAGGAAAAGAGGCGTCAGTGTGGAGAAACGGAAGATATGAGTTCGAGTGGAATGGTCATTATTCCCCTGGTCCCGGAATGTGGGGGATTGCAAAGATGGACTGTAATTGTCGATGTCGGAATACATCAATCGTGAAAGGATATGAAGAATTTTACCCAACGGAGAATACTTATCTGAATTGGGTACAGCAAAACATGGTTCATAGCGATAATTCTTACTCTCGTGATATGGGAGCTAAGATAGTCGCAGAATATACAGCGGCATAATGTTCAAAAAAATGGAACTTTTGCCGGAAATTAATTGACAAAACCGAAAGGAGGTTTTTATGTTAAAAAATCTATTACACTGTCTGCCTTTAGTATGTATGGAAGCAGACAAAGTCGTAACCGGTGGGGGAGATTCAACCGAAGTATCAACCGCAGGGGACAAAAAAGCTGATGAAGAGGGGCAGAAAGGCAACTCGGAAACAGTCACACTAACGAAGGAAGAGCTTGAGAAGCAGAAACAGTCTTATGCTGACCAGCGTGTCACTGATGCTATCAAAACTCATTCCGCGAAACTCGAAGCAGAAAATCAGAAGAAGATTGCTGAAGAAGTAAAAAAGGCAGTCGAAGAAGCGAAAGCAGAAGCCGCAATGTCCGAAAAAGATAGAGCTGCAAAAGCTGAAGAGAAAAGGCTCAAAGATATTGAGGCTCGTGAAAATGAGATCAAAGAAAGAGAGAGGCTTATTCTTGCAGGCGATTTGCTTTCGACAGCAGGGCTTGACCTTGGATTGAGAGAGTTCATTACCGAAAAAGACGAAGAGGGAATGAAAGCTCAGATACAGAAGCTCAATGCCGAAATGGATAAACGAGTCGAGAAAAAACTCGAAGAGCGTTTTAAGGAGACAGGAAGTCTCACACCGCCTCCGGCGGGAACTGGCAAAGTTGGGATTGACGCAGAGCTTAATGCTCTTCTTGCGATAGCCAATCCGACTAACGCCCAGCTCAATAGAATGTATGAACTCGCCGAACAGCAAAGAAAAGCTAAAACGGCGTAAAACAACAAAAAGGAGTGTAACACAGAATGGGATTTAATATCGGACTACACACAGAATACGATGACCCTAATTCGATACTTGACCCACTTGTGGCGATAGCGGCGAAAAAGGTAAGAATGGGGGCTCACAAAGGAGCTCTATATAATGCGCTGAAAGCCCCGACTCAGTCAATCACACAGAAAGTCTTCCAAATATATGGAAGATCGTTTACGGAGAGAAAAGGCGCTCTCAGGGGTTCTGGTTGGAATGCATCGGCAACAACCGGACTTATTGTATCAGACTCTCTCGCTAATGTGGTCACAAGAGGAACTATCCTCAAGGTCGGCAATGAGCTTGTAATCGTAAAAGGCGTAACAAGAACAGTCGGAACTTCTACGATTGAAGTTTTTGCCCGTGGAGCAGGCGGAACAACTGCTGCAGTTCATGCAGGAACAGACATTGCGGTGGGAATTGGTCACGCCGGAAATGATACAGACCTGAAAAGCGTTGAATCATTCTCTGAAAACACTAATGGATATGAGAACTATGCTCATTCCGTTTTCGAGGTAATTGACTACACTAAATCAGATGAAATCATCGGAAGAAAAGGTCTTGATGGGGCGCATATTCCTCTTAAGCAGGCAGAAGCAATGCAGAGAGTAGCAAACTATCTATCATCGATGGCTCTATGGTCACGCAAGCAGAAAGGTACAATCAGCAATCCGTACATGATGGCTGGTCTTTTCCAGCAGCTCGAAGATTCTGCCGGAATCAATTCAACTACAAGACAGCTAAACCGGTCAGATTTTGCAAATGCTTCTTTTACTGAAGATAACTGGAAGCTATCGCTCGCTAAAGCATTCTCTGTCGGAAACCCAGAAACAATTTTGTGTTCTGCCGCAGTAAAAAGAAAGTTTAATGATTTTAACAAAGGCATCATTAAAACTGATAGAGGCGACAAGACCGCAGGTTACGATATTACATCGTATGAGTTTGAAGGTAAAAAGCTTTCATTTCTTGTGGATGAAGATATGCCGGACAACAGAATCTGCGTACTTACTCTTGGACTCTGCCAGAAAGGATGGCTTGAAGGCGATATGCTTAGAATTGTCGATGAACCGGCAGCATCATCAAGAGAAAAGAGAGCGTCTATTCAGGGAACTGTCGGCGTGATTATCGACGGTGTTGGATATGACCATCTCGACATTTACAATGTAGGAGCGTAAACGATGGGCGATAATATTACAGCATCGGCTGCAGTATCAGAGGCTACGGTAAGCGAAATCAAGGACTTTGAGGGAGTAATTGCAGAACTCGAAGCCCAGAAGGAAGCCTCGGAATCCGCAAATGAAGCCTTGAAAGCAGAGATTGAAGAATTGAAGGCAGAAAACGAAGCCCTCAAGGAAACAATCGAAGAGCTGAAAAGAGCGTCTGAGACAAAAAGCGTTTCGGGCGGAGTAGAATCTGCCGTGAAGCAGAATAAAAAGCCTTTGTTCTTTGACCATGATGTTATTTCCGATACGGGGAATGTAATCGGGGAATACATCCCAAAGACTGAGGCTGAATACAACAGACTTAAACCGTTCGCGGTTGAGGAGAAATAATGAATCTTACCGCCGAAAATATAAAACCGTACACCGTGGCTTTCACGAATGCGTCCCTCTCAGATGACATTATTGCGGCCTATATTCCGGCGGTAAGTGATCTTATTCAGAACTATGTCGGCTCGGTAGCTGAAGAATGGACTGAAACTGTGCCGGCAGGAGTTAATCTTGCCGCAGCCCATTTAATAAAGCATCTTGTCGAACAGGGAGACCATGATGAAGCAATGTCTTCAGAATCAACGGGGAATTCTTCAAGGTCTCTCAACAATTTAGGAACTTCAGGATTCCCGAAATCAGTAGAGTCGATACTGAATCCGTATAGACGCATTGAGGTGTTCGGATGAGTTGGAAATATCCATACTTAATTGTTCGATACACTAAGAATGCAGAAGGGAAGTGGATGCCGAACGGAGAAGGAACTTGCAATACAGACCTCTCTGGAAGCAAGACGAATACTCAGGGCGGAGCGGTTTCTTCCGCAGATGCCCTGATTGTTTGCCCTATAGCATTCGGTGACACTCTGTCAAAAGGTGAAAGACTCGCTGTTTATAACGGTTCAAAGCTTGATACTTTTGATGTAGTTAAACCGGAAAGAATAAGAAGTCGGTTGTATAACATTTTTGCGAAACTCAATCTTACTTACCGCATAGATTCGGTAACAGGTGAAATGAAATGAGCGTTGAAGATAGAACTCAAAGGGTAATCAATGAGTTCAGCAATCGAGCAAAAAAAGCGTGTGTCATCGCTGGTCAAATAGCGGTAAAAGCCGCCGCAGATTATGCGTCAAAAGATTCGGGAACTATGAGCCGTGAAATATACGCAACTGAGCCCGAAGAAGACGGGAAAGGGGGATGGAAAGTTCGAGTAATTTCGCCCGTTTCGTATTCAGCGTATCAGGAATTAGGTCCGGCGGCTACAGGAAAAAGAGGGTGGAAGTTCAAACCTTTTGTTCGCCCGGCTATGGCTCATATCAGAGCAGTATTGCAGGGAATAGTCGATAAGCAGATAGGGGTAAAATGACAATAGAGGAAGCACTAATTAACGAGATTCAAAAGATTTATCCGGATATGAAAATGTTCGAGGATGAAGCTGAACTTGATGAGTGTCCGCCTTATGGCGTTGTTTCTCTTGTAACAGGTGCTCCGGCTTTTCCGGCAGGCGAAACGGGAACATGGCAGATAACTCTTGCGCATAGAGATAAAGCTGAACTGAAGGACCTGAGCAAGGCTGTCATCAAAATGTTTCATGGCATGCGCGGAGATATAGGCGGAATGCTTGTCGGTTCTATTTGGTGCATAAGAAATTACAAGATAAGCCCGAAAGACGATGCAGGCATAATGTATAAAGCACAGGATTTTCAGATTTATTACAGATAAGGAGGACGGCGATGGCAAACGCCCAAACAACATACAAAGACGAGAGCTCGGTATTGCTCGGTTCTCACGTACTATTTTTAAGCTCTCAAAGACCTAAGTGGTCGGCTGATCAGCTTGCAAGATTTAAGAATTATCCGAATATGACCATCACTCAAAAACAGGCTGTTGTCAATGAAATCAAGGCGGCATATCTCGCTTTACCTTTTGTTGATGCTGGCGCACTGGATGATGGCAAGCTCTCGGAAGAAAATACTTCAAAGAAAAGAGAAAGACAGAACGTTCCGGACAAAACGACCGTAACAGACCAGACCACAAAGTACTCTGCGAAACTATATGAATTTCTTCACCCTGAAGTTGAACCGATTATCTTTCCTCTATCGGAACAGATAAATCTTCCGGGAACATCTCAGACACAGACATTTACACTTCAGGAAGGATTCGTTTTCGGTAAAAATTACAGAATCCCTTTCAAGAATGCAGACGGATCAAAACCGACATTCGGATTAGCAACTGGAAGCGTTGATACAACTCTTGCTGAGAATGAAGATTATACCATTTCTCTCGGTGAAGATGGGTATTATTATCTATCAGTAATTGATTCAGCGACCATCTCTACGAACGCACAGACAGTATCTCTCG